TCATTAATATGAATTTAGAATTCCCTTTAGAGAAGAAATATCCATTAGGTTCAGGTTTTGGACCAAGAGGTGCTTTATCAGGTGGTAAAATTAAAGCCCATAATCACCAAGGTCAAGATATTGCCGCTCCTGCAGGTACTAAAGTCAAATCAGTTGCGGATGGAGTTGTTGTTAGGTCAACCTCACCATCAGAAAGTGGTGGTTACGGTAATTTTATTGTTATCAAACATAAAGATTTTTATAGTGCTTATGGTCACTTATCTAAACGTGAAGTTAAAAAAGGTGATACCGTTAAAAAAGGAGAATTAATTGGTTTAGTTGGTAGTACAGGACAATCAACAGGACCTCACTTACATTTTGAAATTCGTAAAACACAAGACGGGTCTCAAGTTGACCCAAAACCATATTTAAACGGTAGTGAAATTAATGCAACCATATTATCTAAAACCGACACTAACGATAAAAAGGACAGTGACAGTGAAACCGACACTAAGACTGATGACGATACTGAAATTAAACTATCTAAAACCGACACCGATAATCAAGATTATGATGAGGTAAATGTTAAACATGTTAATCCGGGTTTATTAGACTCATTATTAGGTATGGCGGGTTTAAGTGAAGAAATCCAAAGAATGAAAGAAATTGGTGGAATTATCAATGAAGGTTTATATAATGGTAGTAAACTTGGTAAATTTGTGATTATATCAGATAACACAAGTAAGGGTCACGGTGGTAGAAAAAGAAATAATTGGGCTTCAGACAACGCTTGGGATTTAAAGGCACCAATAGGAACTTCAGTATATTCGTTTAGTAATGGTGTTGTATCTAAAGTGTATTTATCACGTCCAGGTGACGTTAAGGTTTATGGTGTACAATTAAGTATAAACGGTACTAAAGGTGACCCTGATATATTCTACACTCACTTAGATAGTGTCACATTAAAAGTTGGTGATAAAGTTAAAGTTGGTGATTATATAGGTAAAATAACAAGATGGCCAACATATCCTGAGCAAAGTCACGTTCATATTGGATTACCATATGGTAAAGAATTAGATAAACTTATTAGTAATAATAAGATTGATATGGAAATATTCCAATCTAAAAAAGACACTTCAGGTGATAAAGTATCAGACGATGATGATGACACAGAAACCGAAAAAAAAGATGATGATATATTAACTAAAACACCTAAAATAATTAGTACTCTAAGTAATCAAGAAAAACATGTAAATCCGGGATTATTAGATTCGTTATTAGGTATGGCAGGGTTGAGTGAACAGGTCCAAAGAATCAAAAAATTAATGAAATAATAGTTTTTCACTTGTTTTATGAGTATTTATATATTACATTTGTAAAACAAATAAAGAAAAACGTTCTTTAAATAAAAAAAATACAAATAGACTTGATAAATTAAAACTTATTACGTAGATTTGTAAAACAATTCAGAAATAGGTTTGGAATTATCAGTAAAACTAAGGTTTCCTAACTCTGAAAAAAAAAATTAAGAAAAAGGTTGACAATGTGAAACGTTCTTCTTAAATTTGAAAAACAAACTTGGTAACGACCAAGACGTTCTTTGAAAAAAATGGAATATCCATTCAGAATGTTTGATGATGAGACCCTTGTGGTTGATTTTGAGTAACAAACTGATAAAAGATATTAGGCCGTGTATGGTCTCTAAATAAACTACGAAAGTAGGATAAAGTGAATCAGAAGTGTAACTGATTTGCGTCTTGGGAAACCGAGGTCGAGTACACAAGCGGGATACCGTTTAACCTTTAGTATCGAGGTCAACGATGTAGAGAAAATGGTTAAATGATTGGGCGATGTGGGTCGTCTGATTGAGGTGGGAACACCAATAGGAATAACTCGTAGGGATATTGTAAAACATAGGATTATCCGATTCTATTATTACGTGTTCCAATATCAAAGGGTACTTAAAACCGAAAGGTATGATAACAAACAGGTGGTGCTGACATTATCCTTGACAATTCTTTACCAAAAGAATTATCTCGAAGTAATCTTGAAATATGGGGATGGGGACATTTCAGAGAGTAGTTAAGTATCGAGTTGTTCAAAAGATAACTTGGCTTGTGGGCAGACCACTACTTTCACAATCCACGACACAAAAAACTTTAATTTACAAGGTTAATGTAAAAATTAATGATGAACTTAAAGGAAAAGTGTCTGTCAGGTCTAAGCGAAAGGTGACTACATAGTCGTGAGTTGTTCACGGCACACAAAGTTCCCAAGACTGAGTGTAATTTTACCAAAGACCTCTAATCCCGCAAGGACGAGCTGGGGAGGCATCCTCGGAGAGAGTTGAGTAATGAGAGAGTAAGTTAGACCTCAAGGAGTGGTTCACCTAAATAACCGTCACTGAGAAATACTTCTCAAAAGGAAGTGGATAAGAGTAGAAACAATAATGACTCTAAAGGTTCTCAACATAACGTATAATCTCAGCGTTTTTTTTACATATAGCAGGGGGGAGGTAAGGTATCTCATCGGTCTCATAAGCCGACCCAAATTGGTTCGATTCCAGTCCGTTGCTACGATACAATAAGGGAAGTTAACACTTCCCTTTTTTTGTTTTTATAATATTTTTAAGTATGGAAAAATTTGATGTTTACTTAATAATTTCTTTATTAATATTTTTTGGGATTTCACTAACAGTTATAAATTATATTCTGTATAAAAAGATTTTTAATTACAATAAAAATTACAAATTATTTGTTGAAGAAATTGAAAAAAAAATAATTCTTAATGAAGATAATTTTAGATATATGGTTGATGATTTAAGAGGTGAAATTCACACAATTAGTAAAGATATTGAAGTTAGTAACTTTAACACTGAACAAAAATTAGTTAGTGATTTAGAAAAAATGTTTACTGAAAAAATAAAAGACCCATCCTAATTAAAATGGTTTTTTTTTAAGTTGCTATATATTTATTAATAAAACTAAAAATATGAAAAAAGTTATACGATTAACAGAATCGGATTTGGTTCGAATTGTGAAAAGAGTAATTAAAGAAGGAAGTAATCCGAAAGTTTTAAATAATCTAATTCACCACGCAAATCAAAGACACCCACAATATAATCCTAAAGGTTTGACTATCACACAAATTATCCAACAAAATGGAGGTATTGATGCTGTTTTAGAAACTTTAGCAAGTTCAGGTGTTGACAACAATCAGAGATATGATATTGCTGGAGTAATTTCAGATAAGTTTAATGGAAATGTACCTGGTAATATTAGGGCTAAATTAGAACAGTTTAGAGAAAAAACTACAGGTGAAAAATTTATGGGTGGTGTTAAACAAATATTTAAAGGTCCTAATGAAGACCCTGATGGAGAAAGTTTTAAATTACCTGGTTTAACCGATAGAGGTGGGGGCTGGGGCTCATAATAAAAAAAATTTAAAAAATAATGGGGACTTTAGTCCCCATTTTTAGTTTGTAAGGTATTGTTATACATAAAGTATAGTGATATTATTAAACCTCCTAAGAAACCACCAAAGTGTGCGTAATCACCTATTATTATTATTTCACTTTCTCCGAAGAAACCATTAAGAATCCAAATTATTACTATAATAGATAATACTGTTTGTTTAATGTTTTTAATGTTAAGAAGGTTAAAAAATAGGTAGATAATTATCAGTCCTGAAATTGATGCCGACGAACCTAATGTTTTAGATATTACATTATGGTATAAGTTAACAACTTCTTGTTTTTTAACATCTAAAGTCTTTAAATAATCATCATCAATTTCACCATCACTAAGTTTAATATCTTTAATATTGATTCCGTTATCGGTGATTAATTGTTCAATGGTTGTTTTATTTTCGTAGTAAGCGTAATTACAAAACATATATCCAATAGTTCCACATATAAAATATATTATAATAAAAAGTTTTGTTCCGAATTTTCTCTCAATAAATGGTGCGAATATTAAGAATAAAATTGTGTTAGATAATATGTGTGAAATTTCATATTGGTGTATGAAAAGTCTAGTTACTACCTGTATTGGATTGAAACTATCTGAGTAAGTCGGATAAGCACCAAAATAATCTTGTAGAACTACGTCAAAAAGTGCGAACACCATTACAGATAAGAAATAAACTAAAAAGTTTATTTTAATAATAGTTTTAACTCCGATAGGTAAATTGGCGAAATATGTCTTAATTTTTTTCATATTACTAAATTAAACATATTTTTAATCTTAACAAAATATTTATTAATAAAATTAAATTTATGAGAAAAGTCACAAGATTAACTGAAGCGGATTTAACACGTATAGTTAGAAGAGTAATTAAGGAATCTAAATATGGTTCTTTTGATGATGAAGAATGGTATGATTCTGATGATAAACGTTTTGGGAAAGAAGGTTTTGAAGATATGGAATATGATGAAGAAGAATTTGATGATTTTGATGATTTTAGTTCAAAACACGGAGAAGACACTAGATGGTTTGGTAAAGGTGATAGTGGTAAAAAAATGTTTGGTCATTATAAAGACCACCACAAAAAACCATTCAAAGTTAGAAGTAGAAGAGATTAATAAAAAACCCCATCCTAAAAAGGTGGGGTTTTTCATTTGGTGGAGATAGAGGGAGTCGAACCCTCGTGTTGTCCATCTTGAATACTAAGGACTACACGCTTAGGTTAACATTTTCTAATGTTCCAAAAATAGTAAGTTTGTTCTTCATCATCGTAAACTAACAACCAATGAATGACTCGATTTCGGGTTCAGTCATTTTTCCACCTTTGTAAAGACTTCTGTTCCAAGGTTATATGTCCATCGACCCGTTAGTAATTCCCTAATCTTAGGCAGCTACTGCAGCATCTTCACGGATTAATCCGATAGTTGCCATTTTGTTAAGAACGTTGCCGTCTATAAATTGATACCATAGATTTAAGTGATAGATATCCTCTCACTGCGTGCCCCGAATAACCAACAATGTCAGTCAATTCCAAGTTATCCCCATAAATCAAAGAACTGTTTGTCTTTCTCTATACAAATATAGTAAAAAAAAGTAAAAGACCAAATGGTTAACATATTTATATAAAAAACTTTTCTATATGGAAGAAAATTTATACCAATATTTAATAAAGTTAGCCGAAGGTGATAAATCATTTATAACCAAAATAAAATATTATGATGAACCTAACATTATTGATTCAATTAAGTTTAATGAAAATACACCTTTAAAATCTATTATTAAATTAGAATTTAACACCAGAGAATTTTTTGAACTTTTTCCGTATAATGATTATGATATGGATTTGATTGAAAAAATAATGTCTACAAACTATAGATACTATTATGGTGGTCCTGATTTTTTTGATAGTTATTGGGCCGAAGAAGAATGGCATAGTGGTTATATGATTGATAATCTTACAGACGACTTTAATATTATTAAAACTATCGTCAAAAATATTGACCCATCGTTTAATTTTGAAGAAACTGATAGGGAACTTAATGAAAAAATCGCTAGTTTATTATCAGAATTAGATGAAAGTTCTGTTGACGACATTACAACAGAATATGTGAATTTAGTTAACAGTTCTTGTAATAAGGCTTATTATCAAATGATTAAATCAGAAACCCAAAATAAATTTATGTCGTTAGGTATATATGAAAAATTGTATTCTGAGACTTACTATACTACATTAGGAAATCTTATACGTTTAATTGAAAAGTTCAATCTACAAGAATCTGATGTATCATTATATAAAATTATTGAAATTTATTGTGAAAATATTGATGTTACCGATGAATTATATGAGCTTCAATATGATATAGCTTTTGATTATTATGACAATGATGAATTTAAAGAAAATATTAAACGTTATTTAAACAACTTATTGGAAAAATCTGAGGAATTTTTAAATCAATCACCCAATGGTCCTGAACTACGTAAAATGATGGAAATAATAAATCAAAAAGGTGGATTTAATACTTGGATTGATTTACGTGAAAAAGAAAGTAAAATTAATTTCCAATCAATTAATCCTGAAAATAATACAGTTGTTTATCTAATGAAAAGTAAAAATTCTAGTTGGAGAGCGGAACAAAGAAGTGTTACTACTCTTGATGAATTAAATAACGTACTGTACCACCCAGAATTATTTGAGCAATTAAAACAATTAGCAAAAAAATTACTAAGTGAACAAGAATCGTATGATGTACCAAATACTGTGAAAGATTTTATAGTTAATAATCCTGAGATTGTTAATAATGAACCATTACCTATTGATATCCTTAATAATAAAATTAGTATGTATAATTCTAAAACAACTCCAAACCCCAACCTTCGTTTGGATGACTTATATGAATTAACAAAACAACCTAACCCACCATTTAAAATAGATTTGTTCGGGATTAATGGTCAAGTGATTAAAACATTCAGTTATGATACTAATCCAAACACTACTTTTACATTAACATTAAACCCTGTTTGGGGTAAGACTTTACCTGGTATTAAAATTAATTTTTAAATATTGTTTGACATTTAAAAACTTTCCGTAAATTTATAATATGGAAAGAGATTATAATTTATTAAAAGAAGTGTTATCGGTTCCGACCAAAACATATAAAGAAGGACTAATGGTTGAGTTCTTAGAAAAATGGTTGACTGATAATAACTTTGAATATTACTTAGATGATATGAATAACATCTACGTAACAAAACAAACCGATGAGGTTGAGTTTTTCCCTTGTGTTGTTGCACACACTGATACCGTTCACAATATTGACACAATTAACGTTATGGAAGAAACATTACCTAATGAACAAGGTGTGTTAAAACCGGCATTAAAGGCGTATAATGATTCAGGAAAACCAACAGGTATTGGTGGTGATGACAAATGTGGGGTTTATGCTTGTTTGGAATTACTAAAAGAATTACCAAACCTTAAAGTTGCATTTTTTGTTTCTGAAGAAACAGGTTGTCACGGCTCACGTAATGCTGACCCTAAGTTTTTTAAAAATGTAGGTTACGCAATTCAATTTGACGCACCTGGTAACTTAATGGTTAGTGAATACTGTATGGGAACTAAATTATTTGACCGTGAGAGTGATTTCTTTGATAAGTGTGACAAAGTATTGACCGAAGGATTTGAAGGTCGTAACGAATACCAATCACACCCATATACGGATGTTTACGCTCTGAAAAAACTTTTTGATTTCTCTTGTATTAATTTTGCAATTGGATATTACGATTATCACACAAAAAATGAATATGTTGTAATTGAAGATGTGTATAGTGGAATTAAAACCGGAAAAGAAATGATTGAATCTTTGGGTTGTAATTTTTACAAATACGATAAAGGAAAAGGTGAAGTTTTTAGATATTAAAAAAGGGGGGTTTTAAGCCCCCTTCTTTTTTCTACCTTTTTTTGATTTTGTTTCAATCTTAATTTCTTTATTTTCCGCAAAGATTTTATATTCAACATTCTCAATAATATTACCTCTTAAAACTTCCTCAGAGATATAATCTTCAATCTTGTCTTGGATTGCTCGTTTAAGTGGTCTAGCCCCATAAATTTCATCATATCCAACTTCAGATATTAAATCAATAATTGATTCGTCAAAATTGATATTAAATTTAAGACCTACAAGTCGTGAATTTAATCTTTCAATTTCAAGAACAACAATTTTCTTAATGTCTTCTTTAGATAAAGTTTTAAATACTACCACTTCATCAATACGGTTTAAGAACTCAGGTGCAAAGAATTTTTGTAATTCTTTCTTTAACATTTCACGTTTTTGTTCTTCGTGTCCGTAATTTTTAGATGACGTACCAAATCCAATACCTGTACCAAATTCTTGTAATTTTCTAACACCAATATTTGATGTCATAATAATGATACAGTTTTTAAAGTTAATTTTTCTACCCAAACTATCAGTAAGGTGACCTTCATCTAAAACTTGTAATAATGTTGAGAAGATATCTTTATTTGCTTTTTCAACCTCATCAAATAAAATAACCGAGTAAGGTTTATTTTTAACTTGTTCTGTTAATTGTCCTCCTTCATCATAACCAACATATCCTGGAGGTGAACCAATTAATCTTGAGATATTATGTTTCTCTTGATATTCAGACATATCAATTCTGATTAACGCATCTTCACTACCAAAAATTTGTTTAGCCAATTGTTTTGCTAAGTGTGTTTTACCAATACCGGTAGAACCTAAGAAGATAAACGAACCGATTGGTTTATTAGGGTCTTTAATACCTAATCTATTTCTTCTGATTGACTTTGCAATTGTTGAAACCGCTTCAGGTTGACCAATCACTTTATCATTTAAAATAGTTTCCATTTCTGCTAATGATTTTGTCTCATCAGAATTTAATTTAGAAATTGGAATTTTAGTCATGTTTGAAACCACTTCATAAACTAATGTCGTTGGAATCTCTTGTTTGTTAATATTTAAACTTTCCTCAAATTTTTTCTTCTCAGTTTCTAATTTGGTTAAAACTCTCTTCTCTTTATCTCTTAACGCCGCAGCTGCTTCATAATCTTGACGTTTAACAACATCAAGTTTTTCTAATTTAATTTGTTGAGCTTCTAATTTTAATTCGTCAATAATCTCAGGCATCTTAACCTCAACTTGACTTCTCGCACCAACCTCATCAACAATGTCAAACGCTTTATCAGGAAATTCTCTATCCGTAATATATCTATCCGCCAAATCAACACATAAATTCAATACTTCCTCAGTATAGATTACTTTATGATAATTTTCATATCTGTCCTTAGCATTTTTTAGTATTAATAAAGTTTCATCTTTAGTTGCGGCATCAACAATAACTTTTTGGAAACGTCTTTCTAACGCACCATCCTTTTCAAAATTTTTACGGTATTCGTCCAACGTAGTTGCTCCGACACATTGAATCTCACCCCTTGCTAATGCAGGTTTAAATATGTTAGACGCATCCATTGAACCTGATGAATTACCCGCACCAACTATGGTATGGATTTCATCAATGAATACTATGATGTTTGGATTATTTTGAAGTTCTTCAATAATAACTTTCATTCTTTCCTCAAACTGTCCACGGTATTTTGTACCGGCAACAATTGAAGTCATATCCAAAGATACAATACGTTTATCCATCAAATTTCTTGGACATTCACCATTTAAAATTTTGATTGCTAATCCCTCAACAATTGCCGTTTTACCACAACCTGGTTCACCAATTATTATTGGGTTATTTTTCTTTCTACGTGAAAGAATTTGAGCAATTCTAGTAATCTCTCTATCACGACCAATAACAGGGTCTATTTTACCTTGTTCTGCTAGTTTTATTAAATCTCTACTGAAATTGTCTAAAACAGGTGTTGATGAATCACCGCTTTTACTCTTACTTTTACCATCGTTATCAACTGATTCAATCATAACTTAACTTTTTGTCTAATCTTAGTTGTAAAACATTTAAAAATCAATTGATTTGAGGTTGTAAATTAATTTGACTTTTGAAAGTTTTAGTTTATAATTTCTATACAAATAAATATTAGATTAAAAAAATAAAAAAAATGATTAAAGAATTAGAGAGAGAAATTAAAAATTTCGTTAATGAATTTCGTTCAACTTCAAATTGGCCTAACACACCATCTAAACCTTGGAATTCGTCAGTTTGGACACCTGAATTTCCATATAATGGAAATTTCCCAATTAACACAACTAATTGGCCGACAAAATACTTCAACAATACTAACGTATTTCCAAAATCAACTTACCAAGTATATGAAACAAATGATACTTATTATGTAACTTTTGAATTACCTGGATACAACAAAGAAAACTTAAAAGTTGAAATTAGTGAAAACGTTTTGACAGTTGAAGGTAAAAGAGAAATCGGATACGGTGAAAATACTTACACATCTTCATATGACGAAACTATTTATTTAACATCTTACGAGTATGATTCTAACAAAACATCTGCAGAAATTAAAGACGGTGTTTTAACTGTTACATTACCAAAATACAAAAAGGATAAAAAGAAAACTGTAACGTTAATCTAATAATAACAATCCCCACTCAAAAGGTGGGGTTTTTTAATTTAAATTACTATGGCAATAATTAAAGAAGAAATTAGAGGAACAAAAATTATTTGTGAGATTAAATCAAGTAATTTTAGAAAGGCTGAGTATGATACCGAAACTAAAAGTTTAATTATTGAATTTAATAATGGTATTAGATATGAGTATTCAGAAGTACCTCATCAAATTTTTACTCAAATGAGATTAAGCGAATCTCAAGGAAAATTTTTTACAACAAAAATTTCTAAAACATTTAAATATAAAAAATTGTAATATTTAAATTACTCAAGTATTTATAAATATGAGTAATTTAAATGATATCTTAAAAAGTTTTCATTTACAAGACGAACTTAACCCTAAAATATGGGAAGAAAATAATGGGGTCTATATTATGAACCCTAAAGTTCGTACTCACTTATTAGAAATTGCCGATGATTTTATAGAATTTATTGGTGTTGATATTTTAGTAAGTGATGTTGTAATGACAGGTTCTTTGGCTAATTATAATTGGTCAAAATTTTCCGATGTTGATATCCATATAATGGTAGACTTCAATCAGTTTTCTGATGATGAAAAACCGTTGTATGAAGATTTATTTTTCTTAAAAAAATCCCTTTATAACACAAAACACGATTTTAGAATTTTTGGTTACGACGTTGAACTTTATGTTGAAGATGAGTCAGTAATAAAAAGTGTTAAAAACATTGGTGTATATTCATTATTAGAAGATGAATGGATTACCGAACCCGAATCTGAATCCGTTGAAATTAATTACGACATTGTTAAAATAAAATCTAAAGAATGGATGAAAGTCATTGATTCTCTAATAGACAATGTTGATGACGAAGATTTAGACACTTCAAAAAAACTAATCAAAAAATATACTGACAAAATTAGAAACTTTAGACAAACCGGACTTGATAAAGGTGGTGAGTATTCTAATGAGAATTTAGTGTTTAAAGTACTAAGACGAAACGGGTATTTAGAAAAACTAAGAGGGTTATCCGATAAAATCACAGATAAAAAATTATCACTAAAAGAACTAAATATTTAAACCTTATGTAAATATTAGGTTATGTGATATATTTATATATAAAAAAATAATTAACAAAAAAAATATAAAATGGGAAGTTTGAAACCAATTGGTAGTGAAAAACTACAAGGTATGGATAAAATAAGACGTATAATGGAAATTGCCCGTTATAACGAAAATACACCTGAATCAGTTAATGAAACATCATCTATTGAATATAGTAAAACATTGGCTGACGGTAGACGATATGAAATCGTTAAGGAAAGAAATGGTTATGTAATCAAAAGAACGTTAAATGAATCAACTTCTGAATTAGATTATATTGAACCGATGAAAAATAGAAAATATTACTCATCGTATTCTCAAGCCTTAAAAAGATTAAATTTAGTTGCAAGAGAGGTTAACGTTAATGAAGGTTACGAAAAAGGTATGTCATTATTTACTGAGAGTGAAGAAGATGAAACAAGATATGTAATAAAACCATCATCAACTAAAACTGAGTCAAACGAACAAGCGGCACCTGCTCCTGCACCCGCTCCCGCTCCGGCACCCGCACCTGCTCCTGCACCCGCTCCCGCTCCGGCACCCGCACCTGAAGATGATTTAGGTGTTGATGAATTACCTGATGATATGGGTGATGAAGAAAATGATGAAGAAGAAAAAGTCACATTAAAATCAATTCAAAAATTAACAGGTAAATTAGCTCAAAAAATTAGAGAATTTAATGGTGATGAAGAAGAAGAAATGTCTTCAAAAGATATGAAATATGTCATCAATTCTATTCTATCGGCTTTAGATATTGATAATATGGACGAAAACGATATTGAGTCAATTGTTGATAAATTAGAAGGTGCTGAAGAAGATGGTATGGATGACGAAGGAATGGGTGATGATGAAATGGGTATGGACGATGAAGAAATGGGGTCTGATATATCAGGTGAAGAAATGGCTGAAGGTTTTGATGATTTTGAAACTAAAATTGCAAGAGGAAATAGAGACTATTCAAGTGATGAGTTTAGAAGATTACCTAAGAGATTATCTCACGATAACTTAGATGACGATTCAATGTCAATCTATAAATTTAATAAAAAATATGGTCACGGTAGACATAGACATGACGATGATGATAATGATGATGAATATGATTTACACGATTTATATGAAATAGATAAGTCAGACATTGATGATGTATTTGATAACATCAGAGAAGAAGATGATGAAGACATGTCTAATTATCCAAAACACGGTGCTAGAAGACCTAGAAAAACGTATGAAGAAGTTTATTCAGAATCTAAAGTTGATAAAGTGTTAGAAAAATATTTCAAACCTGGTAAAACTGAAAAATTGATTAACGAACAAAAAAGAGACACTGTATCTAAAGTTAAATCATCATCAACTAACGTTGTTCAAGAAATGGTTTCATTAAAAACTATTAAACAATATCCTAATATTAAATTTTTAGGTAAAACAAAAAATAACAACTTAGTTTTTGAACATAAAAATGAAAGAATACGTATAACACCTAAAGGTGATATTATATGAGTTATTTGATATATGTAAATGAATTAGGTCCTAACTATAAGAATGATAATATTTACGAATTTATATTTTCTGATAGTTTGACAGATGTTTGGGGAGAATCGTGGGAATCAAAACCGTCAAACGGTTACCCTTCACCACCCGACATTAATTTTATTACAAAAGTAGGAGTTCTGAAAAACGATAAAATAAAAATGTCGGTAATTCAGAACTCTGACTATTTTTCAATGATAGATGCGGTGGACGGTGTTATCGCTTTATCTTGGGAAGATGAAACTGATTATGTTGATTTTGAAACTGAAAAAAGATTAGTTTTTAGATTTGGTGATGATGAACAATCGGTTAAAGATAAATTATATGAACGAGATATCGTTTTGGAGTTTGAAAAAAAAATGATATATGAATCTTAAAAAAAAAGAAATAATATTGGTTAAACACGGAATCAGTGAATCAATATTAAACAGAATGACCGACGAACAAATTAATAGTTTATATATTAAATTAACAGAACAAGTACAACAAAAAACAACTGTTGGACCTCAAGGTGGTTCGGTGACACTTAAACCCGGACAAACTAAAGTTGATTTAAAACCCGTACCTAATTCACCTGGAACTATGGAAGTAACTGAGGATGATTTAGACGAAAAGGCGGTTTCACAAAAACAACAAGAATTTTTTGGTGTAGTTAGAGCAATGCAAAAAGGTAAACTACCTAAGAAAGGTAAAGCCGGTAAAGCCGCAAAAGATATGTCAAAAAAAGATGTTAAAGATTTCGCGTCAACAAAACATAAAGGTCTACCAATTCACGCAAATGAAGAGACATCACCATTAATGACATTAGCAAAACAAAAAATGGCCAACAATTATATATCCGCGGTTAATAAAACTTATCCAACTTTAACGTTTGGTGAGGGTGAACTTGAGGAAAAAATAACTAATTTAGTGGAAAAACATATTCATCCATCAATGACTAAAAATGATTTGATAACTACTATTAAAAATTTAGTAACAGAATCACCTATCATTGAAGAACTTGATGAAGAATTAACTGAAAACCAATTACCAAATTGGTTACAATGGAATTCAATCAAACAAAATAAAAAATAAAAAAGATATGAGTTTAAATAACAACATTGAAAAAACCCTAAAAATTAAGAATGTTTTAGAGACAAAATTTATTAATGAAGGTCTTACTAAATCAGAAAAAAAACTTTTAGATATGGTTAAAGGAAGGTTAAATGAAGCCCCGATTGATTACTCTGACGTTGGAGGTGCGAGAATGAACCCTCAATTACAAGGGTCTGTTGAAGGTGGACAAACTCCATATTCTAAGATGGGTTTATCAAATGAGTTAATAGAATTATTATCTAGTGAATCATTTAAAGACTCTGTTGAAAAGGTTAAAAGAGCAATGGGTGATAATTCACCTGTTGAAGGTAATCCTCAACAAGTTTATATGCAGTTGATGGGAACCGCTATGGGTGGTTTACAAGAGATTGTTGGTAGACAAATGAGACATAAAAAGGAGATAGAACAAATGGCTTTAGAATTAGTTTCAAAACATTTCGGTTTAGATTCTCCAAGATATAAAAATGTTATTAAACTTAAAGCCGAATTAATTTCAGGACCAAGAGGAATGGTTCAAGGGATGAGAACAAAACCTGAAAATTTTTCACGAGAAGAAATTGTCAAAGCATTTAAAAATGCAGACCAACATAAAGAAGAGTTGGAAAAATTCGCACAAGAATTTGAAGATATGGGTGTTGAATTTGATTGGGAAAAAGGTGAAGAAATCGTTGCAAAGAAAATGGAAGATGTTGCAATGAAAGAATTTGAAGGTCAAAAAAATAAAAGAAGATTTGTTAATTCATTAGTTCAAGGTGCGGCATTTAACTTAGGTCATTTATTTACACAATTAGATGATAAAATTGCTGAGTTAGACCCTGAATTAAATGAGTTATATAAAGTTTCACAGGCTACTATGGAACATTTATATTGGGTGTATCCTAATATAGAACAAATGGCGTCGTCAGGTCAAGGTCAATTAGGTCAAGTATCAATAGATGAACCTGAGACACCTAACGGTCCTTATATTATAAATGCTAAAGGTGCTACATTACCGTTGTTAATTCACGAATTAATGAAAGGTGTTTTCCAATTTATGGTTTGGGATAGTTTACCTGAAGATGAAAAACAAGCGAATATGATATTAGGTTCTGAAGACACATTACCTGGTGAGGTTTGGGATTCGTTATTAGGTAAAGCGTTTTATAAACGATTATTACAAATAATGCCTGCGGAATTTAATAACTTTGTATCTAATGACACTCAAAGTCAAAATATAATTCAACTTTACTTAATCAATAAAATTAGTTTATTATCCCCTGATGATATTAAAACGTTGGCGGAAGGATTAATTAAAAATGACCCAAGAACTCAAGAATTCGTAAATAAACTAGCACAAGGTGCTAAAGCACAAGTTGAGAAATTGAGAGAATTACCAATTCAGTCACAACCTGAACAACCTCAAACAAACGATAACAACAACGATGATGATGATGATGATTGGGATGAAGATTTATCTTGGCTTGATGATGAAGATGAAGATTAAAAATGTCAAATTTAACTAGAGAACAAGTACTATTAGAGTATGTGAAATGTATGAAAGATACAACATATGCTCTAAGTACTTACTTACAAACATACGATAATACAGTATCAAAATATGTTCCATTAGAATTATTCCCCGACCAAATTACATTATTAGAGGATTATGAAAATTATAATGAGAACATTGCATTAAAATATCGTCAGGCAGGTGTATCAACAGTAACCTCGGCTTGGATATCTAAAAAATTAGCATTCGCTAAAAAAACAAAACCTGAGAAAATTCTTATTATTGCGAATAAATTGGACACCTCAATAGAAATGGCCAATAAAATTCGTGCCTTTGTTACTCAGTGGCCGTCTTGGACTGATGTTCAAATAGACCCAAATAAGAAATCTACAAAACATTATAAATTAACAAATGGTTGTGAAGTTAAAGCGGTGGCAACGTCAAAAGATGCCTTACGTGGATTTACCCCAACAATACTTGTATTTGATGAGGCGGCGTTTATTGAAGCCGATAGTGATTTCTGGTCTGCGTGTATGGCGTCGTTATCAACGGGTGGTAAGGTAATTGTTGTATCAACACCTAACGGTAATGACCCAATCTATTACGAAATTTACGACCAAGCGTTAAGAGGTATGAACGATTTCAAAATTACAGAAATGTATTGGTATCGTGACCCTCGTTATACTAAAGACTTATATTTTGTTAAAACCGATGATGCAATTCATTATCTATTAAACAAAGAAGAATACGGACCTGAAAAAATAGTTAGTTGGTCTGAGATAGAATTTGAAGATAGAAATTTTGACATAGCCAAAGAATTAATTAGTAATGGTTACAAACCTTGTTCAGATTGGTTTGAAAAAATGGTTAAGAAACTTAAATACGATAAACGTAAAGTTTCTCAAGAGTTAGAGTGTAATTTCCTTGGTTCAGGGGATAATGTATTTGATTCTAAATTAATGTCTAAGATAAAAGAAAATTATCTTAAAGAACCTCAAAATAAAATGTTAGGTAACCAATTATGGATATGGAAAGAACCTGTTGTTGGTCACAAATATATAATGGGGGTTGACGTTAGTAGAGGTGACAGTGAAGACTTTAGTTCATTTCAAGTTGTTGATTTTGATACGAGAGAACAAGTAGCGGAATTTGTCGGTAAATTACCACCTGATACAATGGCGGAAGTTTGTTATAAATGGGCTAATATGTATTCAGCATTTATCGTTGTGGATATCACAGGGGGGATGGGTGTTGCAACGTCTCGTAAATTACAAGAACTAGGTTACCGTGATTTATATGTTGATGGTGAAGATTTAGGTAATACTTGGAAATACAACCCAAAATCTGCTGAAAAAATTCCCGGAATAAATTTTAACAATAAACGTGTTCAAATTATTGCGTCATATGAAGAGGCAATGAGACACGAGTTCAAAATTTATAGTCATCGTTTATACAATGAAATGGATTCTTTTGTTTATATAAACGGAAGACCTGACCACCAAAAAGGAAGACATGATGACTTACTTATGTCAATTGCTATGGCGACTTATGTTGGTGAAACATCATTTTCAAAATTAACTAAAGTAACTGAACAAGCCAAGGCTATGATGGAATCTTGGTCAGTTAATAATAATGAATCACCAAAAGAAATAATAAATTTTGACCCGGTTATTCCATATTATCAAGAAAGAATGAATCAATTTAATAGTCAACAAGTTTCAAGAGAAGACTACAATAAGTATGGGTGGTTATTTGGAGTTCGTTAGTATTTATTGTAAGCTTTAATTATTGATAAAATCAATTAAATTTTTTTTATGGAACAAAATAATAACAATAATAACAATAATAATAACCTAACGGTTTGGCAACGATTATCCCAAACATTTGGACCAAATTCATTGTTAAATCAGGATTACCCAACGTATAATTTTGATAAGAAAGAATTATTAAAAACTACATCAAAACAAGAATACGAACAGGAAAAATTACAAGCACAACAAAGTTATTTTCTATCTACACAATGGACAAAGATTGAAAATAATTTATATACTCAAGCGGTTTATTATGAACCAACACGTTTGGCATCATTCTATGATTATGAGTCAATGGAGTTTACACCTGAAATTTCGGCAGCCTTAGACATATACTCTGAAGAGTCAACAACAGTTGATGAAGATGGTCACATGTTACAAATATACTCAGAATCAAAACGTATTAAATCAGTATTAACCGATTTATTTAATAATGCGTTAGATATCAACATTAACTTACCTATGTGGATTAGAAATACTTGTAAGTATGGTGATAATTTTGTTTATTTAAAATTGGACGCTGAAAAAGGTATTGTTGGTTGTATGCAATTACCGAATATTGAAATTGAACGTTTTGAACGTGGGATGCCAGCCAGAGAACAAAATATCTCAGAACCTGCGGAAAACAAAGGTCTTAGATTTAAATGGAAGGCTAAAGATATGGAATTCAATTCATGGGAAGTCGCACATTTTCGTCTATTAGGTGATGATAGAAAATTACCGTATGGTACTTCTATGTTAGAAAAAGCAAGACGTATTTGGAAACAGTTAATGTTGGCTGAAGATGCGATGTTAATTTATAGAACGTCAAGAGCACCTGAACGTAGAGTATTTAAAATTTTCGTAGGTAATATGGATGACAAAGATGTTGAGCCATACGTACAACGTGTTGCGAACAAATTCAAACGTGACCAAGTAGTAGATTCTAAAACAGGTAACGTAGATATGAGGTTTAACCAAATGGCGGTTGACCAAGATTACTTTATCCCTGTTCGTGACCCGGCAGCACCAAATCCAATTGATACTTTGGCAGGAGCCGCAAACTTAGGTGAAATTGCCGATATTGAATATATCCAAAAGAAACTATTGACTGCGTTACGTGTTCCTAAAGCATTCTTAGGGTTTGAAGAACCTGTAGGTGGTGGTAAAGATTTATCATTAATGGATATTCGTTTTGCAAGAACAATTAATAAAATACAAAAAAGTATTATTGGTGAATTAAATAAGATTGCTATTATTCATTTATTCTTATTAGGATTTGAAGATGAGTTATCCAATTTTACTTTAACATTAACTAACCCTTCAAGTCAGGCTGATTTATTAAAAATTGATGTTTGGAAAGAAAAAATGTTACTATATAAAGATGCAGTTACCGCAATTGAGGGTATCGCACCAACATCAATAAGTTGGGCGAAAAAACATATCTTAGGATTTTCAGATGAAGATATTAAACTTGATTTACAACAACAACGTATTGAAAAAGCCGTTGGTGCTGAATTAACAAATACCGCAACAATTATCACACATACAGGTATGTTTGATAATATTGACAAATTATATAGTAGTAAATCAGGTGGAACTCAAACCGCCGCAGCGGGAGCGACACCACCACCACCTCCGGGAGGTGATATGGGAGGTGACATGGGAGGTGACATGGGAGGAGGAATGGCCCCTCCACCACCAACAGGACCTGAACCTGGTGGTGAGGCAGGCGTGA